GCCGGGGAGCCGCCGGGCCGCCGGGCCCTCAGGGGCGGCTTCCGGGGCCGGGGAGCCGCCGGGCCGCCGGCCTCGGGCCCGCCGGGGAAGAGGCCGCGCTCCGCCGGGGCCGGGGAGCCGCCGGGCCGCCGGGCCCTCAGGGGCGGCTTCCGGGGCCGCCGGGGCCGGGGAGCCGCCGGGGAAGAGGCCGCGCTCCGCCGGGGCCGGGGAGCCGCCGGGCCGCCGGGCCCTCAGGGGCGGCTTCCGGGGCCGGGGAGCCGCCGGGCCGCCGGCCTCGGGCCCGCCGGGGAAGAGGCCGCGCTCCGCCGGGGCCGGGGAGCCGCCGGGCCCTCAGGGGCGGCAGACGGCTACAATCGCGTGAGGGCGAGGGCTAGCTCGGAGAAAATTAAAGTTTTTTTCCAACACGCAGATGCAGTTTTTTTCATTTCTTCGGCCGTCATGTCTCCGAGCCGGTCAGCCGCAAACGGGCCTTTGAATAAATAATAATCTTTGTCAACTTGTACCAATACAAAAACGCCGACGGACGCCGCGCCGAACAGCCGCAGCCACGCGCGTTGTATCGGCGTAAAGCTCGGCACGCGAACAGGGGTCTCTGGTCTCTTGGGATAACACGGTACAAACTTCAGTTCGAGCAGCCCGACGCGCGGCGGGCACAATGGAATTTTTGTCTTCGTAGCAAACAACACATCCGGCACGCCGGACGAATAGCGATCCTCAAGCCGCTGCAGCGCGAGCCGACCATCCTTTTTGAGCCCCGCCTGTACAACTTTCCACAACGTTTTCTCACTCATCGCTCAGTCCTCGTGGGCAGGTCATCCGGAAACGGCAGATGTTTATCAACGTCGCGCGGATCTGGCAGGGCGCGCTTGACGATCTTCAAAAGCTCATCGTCGTCTTCGCTTGCATGGAAGATCGGAACGCCGGAGCGCCTCGCGATTTCCATTTCCATTCGCGTTCCGAGCGACGTCTGCCATCCTTGTAGCACATACATCGCGTCGCACCTTCGGATCTGCTCGAAGTCAGACCAAAGCAGGTCAATCGTACTAACAGCGCCGTCGATCATATACGTATTCTTGTGCGGGCAGATCACCGACGCTCCGGCGTTCATCAGCATGATCATGGCGGCCTCGGCCGCGCGCACATTTTCGTTAAGCTTGGCATACGTCGGCGCGGTATACGGGCCGGACACGTAAACAAGAAGTCGGCGCGGCGATTTTGTCATCACTTGCTCCTCAGCAATTCCACCGGCTGCGAGCCCCAATCGGCTTTAAGCTCGGCCTCAACAACGATCGGTACCTTAAACTTGATCGCGTTTTCCATGATCCGGATGCTTTCGCTGAAAGCCTCGCGGCCCTCTTTAGTATCTGGAACGGACCAATCTAGTTCGTCATGAATAGTTAAGAGCGGCGGTCCGAGCACGTCGCAGACTCCGCTTTCCCATATGTCGAGCATCGCTTTCTTCATAAGGTCGGCCGCCGAGCCTTGGATCACGGCGTTTAGCGCCTTGTAGGTGAATGCACGCTTGATTCCGCCGCGCGGCCTCGGCTGCGAGCGAATCCACGCCAACACGGCCGCTCCGTCCGTCGTCGGTTCGTTCGCTTGTCTCCACTGCACCGATAAGTTCCAGTCGGACGGTTCGAAGAATATGAAGCGTCGCCGGCGGCCTAAAATCGTTTTGACGTGTCCGCGATCTCGCGCCACGTCGCCGGCTTCATACATCGTCCGCTTGATAAACGGAAGCATACGATGATAATTGCCGAGTAGCTCGCGCGCCTCGGCTTCCGGTAGCCCAAGCGACGCGGCCAACTTCGCGACTCCCATTCCGTACACAACGCCGAAATTGATCGCCTTCGCCAGCTTCCGTTGTTGCTTCTTGTCAATGTGATCGCCGAAGCCGCCAGCCTCATGCACCATTTCAGCGCAAGCAGCGTGGAAGTCTACGTCTGGATCGGCGTTGAATATGTCACGAATTTTTTCGGAGCCTTCGCCTCGGGCGTAGTGCGCCAAGATCCGCAGCTCGATCTGCGAATAGTCGGCGCGGCCCCACAGCTCGCCAGCCTCGGGGACGAATAGGGATCTGATCATGGGGCCGAGCTCTTCGTCTCGCGACGGAACGAACTGCATGTTCGGGTTCGAGCTAGAAAAGCGCCCCGTTACCGTTCCGTATTCCTCGGTCCGTAGTTGGTGAAATTGCGTATGGATCTTTCCGTTGATCTCATTCGATAGAATGGATGACTCAAGAAATGTCCCAAGCAGCTTGTCCCACCGGCGTGCGTCGAGCACGGCCGCGCCGATAGGATGCGACACTCTTCCGAGCCAGCCTTGCCGAAACTGCGGAGCGTTTGTCTTCTCGGTTCGGTTGTATTCGACGCCAACGGAATTGAATGCGACGGCCAACGACTCGGCCGCCCAAAAGTCCACTTCGCGGCCCGCTATTCTGTTAAGGGCTTCCGACGCCGCGTTTCTCTTCTCTTGCACATACAGCCTGATGCTTTTGACGCGCTCGGTATCGATACGAACGCCGCGCCGGCGCATTGCCAAGAGCAGCGGTATCAGCCGCTCCTCAAGCTCGAACAAATCCCAAAGGCCGTCTTCCTTGAGAAGCGCGCGTTGCTTTTCAAACACGCGCAGCGTTCGATTAGCGTCGGCCTCGGCATACGGCCCGACATACTCTGGCGGCAGCTCCCAAATGTGCGAATGCGCGGATTCGCGCCGCCAGCCGCGCGCCTCGCACGCCGCGAACAAAAGCTCTTCGTCCTTGCCTTCGCCAAGATATGCAAGAGCAAGAGAGTCAAGATTGTATGTCCGGCGATTGTCGTCGAGCACGGCCTCAGCGTGTTGCACATCGTAGAACGGACCGGCCACGGGGACGCCGGCTTCGTACAAGTAATCGAGATCGTAAATGATGTTTGCGCCGACTTTCGCTTGTCCTTTGCGGCAGAGCTCCGCCTTTGCCCAAGAAATGACGGCACTCCGGGGCAACTGTTTTCCGCTCGCGCGATGGTCGAACGGGAAATACCATTGCTTACCGGGGACCGCGACGGAGATTCCGACGATAAAGCCGCCGCGCCGGACGGATGGGCCGAGCTCCTTTAGATCCGGATCGCACGTCTCGGTATCGATTGCGATCAGGGAATGAGAGGACAAGTCGGGGAGATCTTGAGGGCACTGCCAGGCCATCGGTTTTCCTTTATATCGTCAACAGAAATTCGAACACGTCCTTGCGCCTATCGTCGCGTGCCCAAGCAATGTGGCAGCCTCGGCATCCCACATCGTCGTATCGCCAAGCCTCGACGGAGCGCCTCGGCTCGCCGATAAACCCTTTGCTATGATGCCACGCATCCGAATTGCATAGCGCCGGATTCACGCGCACAACAACGCCGCTTAATGGCAACACTCCGTCGTACCGAGTCTCGCGCGTCTGATGCTTGTGGCCGACATGGATTTCTCGGCACGTCGCCTTTGACCAAAGATCGCGCGCTTCGTTGGAGAAGATTTGCGCGAGCCGGTTCGGCGGGCACTCGGCCCCGTGATCGTATCCTAACAACACGCCGCCATGCATTCGGTACTTACGGGGATTAGCTCGAAGGTCGATCCGCACGCGGCCGATGTTGCGGTACCGTTGAGCCAACGCCGCGATCAGCGTAAAAGACGATGTGACATCGTGATTCCCGGGGACATACAGAAGCTCGACGTACCTTGCGATCTCAAGAGCGCGCTCTACCATATAGCTTAAACACCGCAGAGCGGCAAGATATACTCTTGCGTACCTTGTATCGGTATCGAGAGGGTGATCGCCGTGAGCAGTCTTCATTCTGCAACTGTCGAAGTGCATGAAGTCGTTGCCGATCGGCATGATGATATGCTTGATAGGATACTGCCGAAGCTCTTCTACAATGTCGTCGATTGAGTTATAGATCCGATGGCACGCGATATCCACGTCCCAATCAGCGCCGGTCTCGGTGCTCCAGGCGTAGCTCCCGATGTGCGCGTCCCACAGTCCCCATGACACGATCTGATTTTGCTTAGCCGGCTTGGGGGCCCTGATGGTATTCTTGATCGGCTTGACGTTCTCGCGGACAAACTGCAAGATCGCGTCTTCCAATTGCTCGGAAATAACACGCTGGCACGTTATCTTCGATTGATACAACCGGACGGTCTTATGTGATCCGGTCGGGAGCTTGTAGAAGCCACTCCATACGTTGCCTTTGTACCACGTCGGAATCCACCGCTTCGGATCGAGCTTGCAAGCAGCCATCATTTCTTGCTCGCTCATCGGCCGGTCGATTTTCACGGCTTCTATGGTTCCGTCAACTTCCGTCCGATCTTGCACGCTGCCGACGTCGGCCGGGGGCGGCCCACCGGAAACATCGGGCTTGATTACGGCGCCGCCGGCCGGAGAATAGCATCGAATCCAGCGTCGGACGGTTGTTTCGCCGACTTTGTGTTTGTCGGCAATATCTTGCAGCGACCATCCTTTGCGCCGAAGCGCAACTGCATCAGAGATCCTCGGATCGTTGCCTTGAGCCGCCGGTTCTTGATTCGCGCGCCGCTTATTCTTTCGCATTTATTTCCCCGTTCTGTAAAAAGACTCCGATGCTATGCCAAAGCCAAGGAAACTTTTCGCCGATATAGCGAATGATGGTCATAAGAGTATTCCACGGCCTTGCGTTTTGCATGTCGTATACATCGATCCGCGTCCTATTCATGGATAGCCTCGGGGCTACCAACCGCGATACCAAACGATGCTCTTCTTCGTAAGCACGAACGATTCTGTAGTACACTTGCCGGACGCTCTTCTTGAAGTCGTCCGGCTTCCATTCTTTGCGCTCTTCCGACATCGCCACCGCTTCGTATCGGTTCGGCGGCATAGTGAATATAAACAACGGATCATGCTTCGCGATAAATTTTAGCAGCGTCTTATAGCAAGCTTCGTCGCTCGGCCGAACGGATTTCCGGATCGACTTTCCATACACTCGCTCCGATATGGCCGGGCACCGGTCTAAGATCGTCGGCTTGTCCGGATCAAACGAAAGCATCCAGTCAAGCCGGCGTTGTCCCTCGGCGTCGTCTTCCGGGGGGCCGCCAAAGCGGACATACTCGATAGCGGGATACAACGCTAGCACGCGCTTTATCAACGTTGTCTTTCCCGAGCCGTCGGGACCTTCTACGACGATCATTCTTCACCTCGTAAGCAATGGGGCGACATAAATAAAGTCTCTTTATGTCTATTAGCTTCATCGCTATTGACTATGTTTTTATTTCTTGCTATATTTGAATATCCGCCGGTGGTCGACCACCTATAAATACTCCATCCGTGTTTCAAAAGATCTTCGTGTTCCTCATAATAGCCGGCAAGCACGATCCGATAACGCGGATCGGCGCCGCGCTTCTTTGCCCATTCACGGACATCATGCGCGACGGACAACGAATCGTATTTGCCGTATATTTTTTCGTTTCGCTTCGCTATATCAGAATACGGCGGGTCAAAGAAAATTCCGCATGTTTTCCAATTTTTCGCTTGCCAGTTTCCGCCACAGACTCGCGACCAGTCGCCGCAAACGACGCGGACATATCGTAGTCGCTCAGACAAAGATCTAAACCAAGTCCACAGCGCTTCCTTATAAGGCGCGCGCGGATCATTATTCGTTGTGTTTGTAGTATTTTGTATTAGTCCGGTTTTATGTACACCTCCTCCCTTGTCGCTAACTTGCGGCATTCCATTTTTGTTTAGGACTCCGTTTGCTATCCAACACGATGCGCCCCATATCCAATAGCCGGCCATTATCGGATCGTACCATCGTTCGTCTTCACATAATCGTTGTAACAAACGATCCTCTTCTCTGATTAAAGCGGCTTTGCGTGCCATTAAGTCAGCATGATTAACGGGCCAATCGCACCATCGCGCAACTTCGTCGGGATGAAATTGTATTGCTCGCCACGCATTCGCGACGAATCCGTTTTTATCGCAAACGGTTTCTGTACGCTTCGGCATCCAATTCGGGCGCGCGAGCAACACGGCGCCGGATCCAAAAAACGGTTCGATATAGTGATCCGGATCGCCGAGGGCCGCCCACACTTTATCGGCGACACGGCGCTTTCCTCCGAAATACGGGAACGGGGCCTGTAGACTCATTCGTTCGTCTCGCTGAAAGCGCCGGCCGGCGCAGGCCTACTAAAAGCTACGGAAACACCTTGCAGCCGCCGGGCTTCGGTACAGTCCGCCACTGTTTGCTTGCCCACAGATCATCCGACCAGTCGGAAACGTTGCCGAATGAATCCCACACTCGCGCGCGGATCACATATAAGCCGTTGTCGAGGGCGGCGGCCTCGGCGCGAATGCCAACTCTAACAACGGCGCCGGCGATAACGATGTTGTCGGTAAACTCCCACGTCGCCACAACGGCGCCCTGTCGGACAACTTCAACATCGATCTTTACGATGTCGATATTCTCAGGGGAGTACACATCGTCAAACACGATGGCGACGGTATCGCTTGCGTACAAGAGCGCCGGATCGCTTTGCGTGCCATCATGTGGCACGATAGGGAACGACGCGCCGACGCAAAAGATCATCAGTCCAAACGTCGCCATCAGCAGAGTCAGATACAGCTTTCTCATTAAAGCACCTCGCGTTTGTTGGAAGCCGCCGCGCGCTCGCGCTCTTTCTCGGCGTCGGCCGGCGTCTTCTTGGAGTCAATCAAAAAGTCAACACGCTGCGCGCGGACAAATGCGCGCAGCCGCTCGGGGCCGATAAAAAATCCCATGTGCGTTATCGCTTGACCACGGCTAACGGTCACGCGCGACGGAACGCCGCATAAGTACCACTTGCCATCCTTGATTGTTAAGACCGCGCCGCCGCTATTTCCGTAAATGATGTTTGCGCTCGCCATCACATAAGGGCGCCGGTCAATAATCTCCTCAAGATCCGTGATATAGCCGAAGGCCGCGAGGGGATCGGCGCCGAGAGAGCAGCCAACGGCCCAAACGGGCTGCAGCAAATACAGTTCTGCATCCTCTGGATACAGCACGGCCACATACTCCGCCTTGTACGGAACATCGATCTCAAGCAGCGCGAGATCCTCGGCTTCCTTATGGCAGAACACAACGGCGCGCACCGGCTGGCTGATAACAGTCCGTCCGCCCCTATAATAGCTAAACAACTCCACCGTGATCGGATCGTTGTTTTCCTCGCTTCGGTACGATTGCGTCAACGAGTCCCACACTCGCACAACGTGAATCGCGCCGCTGATGACATGGTAGTTTGTCAAGACAAAAGTTCGATATTTTCCGGGAGCGGAGCCGGCGTCGGAAGAGTACACAATCGTTCCAGATCCGGCCGCGCCGGCCGACGACACGCGCACAAGGGGGCGCATTACGTCGTTCGCCATTTTGCCGAGATCGGCCTCGGCACCTCGCGCGACGCACGCCATCGCAATGCACATCAGAAATGCGGTCCACAGAACGCAGAACCAAAAAAGGTGACACTTTTCTTTGTCGGACATCACGGTCTCCTCATCCGTTCCGTTGTTGCATGGTATTCCCTCAAACAGTTACCGCACCATCGACACTTCGTTCCGTCCTTCACGCCTTCAATCTTACCACAAGAGTACACTCTTATGTTATTAAAAAACTCTAACATCACATTTTTCCAAGCCTCCGTCGTAATAGCACTGTATTCGTTAAGAACACGCTTTCTCGCCTCATAATTTTTTTTGTGATCGTCGGGCACATCCTCCAAGAAATACGCAAGAAAAGTCAACACGACTACAACATCGCGGCTTGTGTACCAATTTACGATGTCGCGCACAAGCGGCAAGTTCCACGTGCACGTTCGCGCGCGCACAAACATCAGATTCGGCGGCGGCTTCTCGATTTTATGGAAGTCGGTATACGTCATCCTATTCGGATTCGCCGTCAACACAACCGGCCCCGGGAAGCCGGCCAAGTCTATCGGAAACGATGTGTTGAAAAACTTCCGAGGATACCGCATCGCGCTCTTAAACACGGTCACGCGGTCAAAGTTACTATCGTTCCCGTCGTTGAACCTAATGACGGTGTTGTCGTCGTCAAGCATGTCTTCCGGCGGCATGTTCGGAAGATTTTTTTCGAGCGGTTCGAGATACGATCTTCCGCTCTGGAAAAAACAGTCGGGGCAGCCGACGGGGCACCTTGTACTATGCGGGATAGCACAATAGATTCCGCTTCCTTTGGTCTTTGGGTTTTCCTTGTAGCTCATATTTTGTAGCTCCTCGTAGTTTGCGGCAAAAGAATATGCAGCGTGTTTTTCGCGCGAGTCACGCCGACATAAAACGTTCGGTTTTCGTCGTCCGGATCGTCGCCGATATGTCGATACGTCAAGCGTGTCACATCGGTAATGACGGCCACGTTGTCGGCCTCGCCGCCTTTTGATGCGTGGATTGTATCGATATGCACACGCGGATCTGCTGATATGTCAACGCCACGTCGCAGCATCGCCAGATAGTACGCTCTTCTCTTTTCCGAGATTCCGTCAAACACTCGATACCATATGACATCGGCGACGCCGATGTCCTTGAATCGCACAACGTCTTCTTTCTTGAATTTTGCGCGCGCGCCGATTCGCTTCAACACGGTGTTGCCTTGTTCGCCGCTCGCGGTTCCGCCGCCTCTTAGATTTTCGAAGATCTTGATCGCTTCTATGTCATCGTGATTTACCGAGCCGCCGCGCCTCGTGGTATACGGGACGCCGCGCCGACGCGCTAGATCTTCCCACATCCGCAAGTGAATTCTATTCCTAGCTAATAGCAACCACTGGCCGCCGTCGTGAATCGGTATCGAGTCGTAATGCCGATGCTGTACGACGTCGCCGGCGCGCCCCGAGGGCGAAAAATGCTTGCGGTACCGTTTCCTTACTCTTCCGATGATCGATTGACTGAAACGATAAACGGCGTCCGGAAGCCGGTTGCTTTTTGGCAACACTTCGGTGGTGCTCGGATCGAGCGACAAAAATTCCTCGACATCGGCGCCGCCCCATTTATAGATCGCTTGATCGTCGTCGCCGGCGTAGTACACTCGCTTCGCGTTTCTGAAAAGAGTCCTTGCGACGCTCCATTGCAGCCGTGACAGATCTTGCGCTTCGTCAATGATTGCAACATCGATTCCGATGGGCGCGCAGGACAAAGCGCTTTCGAGCATGTCGGTAAAATCAACTAATGCGTGAAGCTTCTTGTAAGCCTTGAGCGTCTCAGAAAACCATTGCAGCCAGTTCCAACGAATACCTTCCCCGTATCGGCGCGCAACTTCCACTAGCGGCGTTTGCGTTACTCTTGCGAAATTGTCAAGAAAAATTCCGCGATCACCTATCGATCCAGAGTACGGGCTTAAGTCGCCGGCGTCAATGGTTGTCGAAAACTTTGTGCTAGTGTACGCTTCGAGTTCCTTGAAATGCTCGGCATTAGAGCCCAACACTTGCTCCGCTCTAAACGCGCATAGCGAATAGGCCAAAGAATGCAGCGTCCGGAAATACGGCGTGTCGTGCTCGCTTAGCTTGAAGCGGACTAGTACGCGCTCGCGCGCTTCCTTGACGGCGCGTCTCGTGAACGACACAAACGCAATTCTATCGGGCCTCGTGCCGGCGGACAACTCAGAGTCTAAAATGTCCATCAGCCTATGAGTTTTGCCGGCGCCGGGGCCGCCAAGTATGAGATGCGTATGCATTAGAAGTCGCCGTCCGGGACACGTTGTTTTGCGTTTTCTGTTTGCTCAGTAAACGCAGAGCGCGGCATTGCCCAATACTTTGTCCGCTTACCATAAAACGATCCGGTCCGCTCCTCGGCGCCAGACTGGCGAAGCGTTGACCAGATCCAGTTGATCTCGTTCCGTTTTTGAAAGCGCCTTGTGTCGAGGAACTTTGACAAGTCGGCCGGCCGGAAATAGTAGAATTTTTCGTCCTTGAAAACCGCTCCGTTGAGAATGTCGGCTAGCTCGGCCGCCGGCGCCGTGTCGGCGCAGAATTCCTCGGTCAACGTCAACAACAGACCGCTAACACTCGCGTCTTGGGGAGCCGACACGATCTCTATGTTCTCTAGCAGTTCGTTGATCGTCGCACGCCAGCTATCTGGATCGATGTCTCCGGGGACAAAGTTTATTTTCTTGATCGCAAACTTTGCAAATGTTTTCTGATCAGCGAGCACGGTCTCATCGTTGAATGAGCATCGGCGTCCGTTGATTGTAACATACCACACCGGCGGATCTGAATCTATTTTTTGCAAGTCGGCCATATCAACGCCGAGATCTTCGCCGCCGCCGTTACAGCCGCTATACCGACACAGCTTGCACGCCGCACGGTCGCAGTTTTTGCGGAGCGCCGGATCGGCGCAAGTGTACTTATACTTTCCCGATTTTCTGATGGCCGATCTAACCGATGCTTTTATTTCGGCGTCGTGAAGCGGGGGGCGGCAGAATGCGTTGTTGATACGCATCACTTTGTCGCTTACGTCTTTTCCCCATCGCCGTTGAGCGTATATCGCGAGATTGAAGATGATCTTATTGCGGTTTCCTTCGCTGATTCCGTCCAAGCACGCGCGCCTCAAGCACGGCGGCATTCCGTCAAGAAGATCTTCGCAGTCCTTGTAGTCATCTGATCGTTGCTTGACGACGGCGGCATCGGCGGCCGCTATCCACGCGCGCAGCGTTTCTTCGCTCAGATCGGCCTCGACGCTTTTAGCATACTCAAGAAACGCTTCAGCCGTCAAGCGGTTCCCTTTGACAATAGCGTATCTATCGGTTTTATCGCCGCCGAAGTACGGCATGTTGAGCCAGTTTCCGACATCGGTCGGGCCGCCTAGCTCCGTTTGCTTCGGAAAAATTTCAGCGGATGGATGGCCGATTACAACGGCAGCCCGTGCCAAATGCGCGCGCACCAAAGACGCCGGCATCGCGCCGGACAAGAAAAGAAACGCATGGACGCCGCCTGATTTTGTGCGGCAAAGCACTAGCGGCATTCCGGCTTCGCTCAGCGCTTGCTCGATTTCTTGGATATTCAGCCCGTCGTAGACATCTATATCGACGGCGCCCCATCTACAGGAAGCATCGTCGTCAATGGGGACAATGCCAACTCCGACGGTTCCGGATAAATGATCTCGCCACACAGTATCGGTCACCGGTTCGGAAACCGTCCGCGCGGTACCCTTCGTTTTTGATCCGGCGTCCGTTTTCTCTAAAATACGATAGACTCCGTGGGCTCGCTTGAGCCCACGGAATCTGTCGTTGAACCTTGTGGCAAGTTCGTTGATGTCCATTGTGCGCGCAGATGGCGGCTTGTGTCTCAGAACGATGCGTCGTTAGATCCGGCCGACAATTCGTCATCCATCGGCGCAACTTGCGCGCGGCCGTCCATCAATTGCTTGCGAAAAGTTCTAGCGTACTCCACAATCGCGGCGTCCGCGGGATCGGACGGATTAAGTCGGCGCTCAAGCGAAATTTTCCAGCCCTTCCATCCGCCTTTTTCGTTCGACTCGCCGACGGTCGTCAACCGATAAACGTGACTATACGACGGCGCAATATACGACGAACCATCGGCGCGCCTAAACTGGATGTTCTGCATTTGCGTCATCCAGTTTCTCGACTTCCGTAATTGCGTCGAAGTCATTCCGATCACAACCGGAGCCATCGATCCGTCTTCGTCGAGCACAAGGCAGAAATGGTACCTTGTGTCGGCGAGATAGTTTCCATTCTCAAGGATTAGCTTTCCGCTTTCGTCGCGGTTGTTCTTCGCCTTGAGCACGAGAGGATCGTTCGGATCATACGTTCCCTTGAAGCCGCCGCCGGAAGTCCGAGGTACCCACTCAACGAAACGATGATGCATATGCACCGGCACGACCAACACGCCGACTTGTCCGTCAACACGTTTTTGCGTTACGTTATTGAAGATCTGGCCGGGAACAGCGCCGTCAATGTGCGCGTTGTTGTCATCGTCGCACTGCGGCGATCCCTTCTGCAAGATCTGCAGGTACGGGATAGCGTAGCAGTCCGACGATGCATTCTCGAAGCCGGCCCCGGCATCGCTTTCAAATGCAGCGCAAACAATCGCCTCAACCTTCGGCTTCACGACTTCAAGATCCATCGGTTCGTCTTTCTTCTTAGACATCGTGCATTCTCCTTAGCTCTTGGGCCTAACAATCTTTGTTTCCTTGTACTCAAACACGCCAAGCAAATCGGTCGGCACATCCTCGCCACGCTCAAGGCGTTCTCTTACGAACGCCGCGAGAGTTTGAGCGTGGACGGTCTCATCATGCTCGACGTTGTATCCAGAGGCCGACTCGCGAAGAAGTTTTTCAAGTCGCGCCGCCTTGTCGTCCTCGCCTTTGCCAAAGGACACAGACACCGTGTTCTTTACAATCGCCGCCCCGTCGTTACCGCGAAGCCACGCGAACGCTTCTTGACGGCGAGCCTTCGGAATCGAAGCCTTGACGACGCGCTTGATAGTAATCCGCGATCCGTCGCCAAGAGTAAACGACGTCATTCCGCTAACGCCGCACTGTTCCATTAGCGACGGGATCTGCTCCGACGACAACACAAAAAGTTCTTTTTTCTTCTCTGCCAGCTCCTCCTCGATTCTCTTGATCTCGGCCTCGGCTTGCAACTGCTTTTCCGCCAGAGCGGCCAGCGTTTGTAGCTGATCCGATGTCGGCAAAGCACTATCAACGTCTTCCTCAAAAAACGACAAATCGCTTTTGTCCATACTGCACCTCCAATAAAACGCTATTCTACTACATCGCGCCGGCAATGTCAACCGTATTTTTTCTCACGGCCGCAACAGCCCCGTCCTTTAGCACAGCGTCGGCAACGTCGCGCTTGCTCTTGAGCGCATTTAGTACGTACTCATCAATAGTATTTTCGCACACAATATCTTTGTATACGACATGCTTTTTCTGGCCGATCCGATGGCAGCGGTCCTCTGATTGCGTCCGCCTTTCTAGCGAGAAATCGTTGCTATAGTAGTAAACAGTTGTTGCTGCCGTCAACGTCAATCCAAGGCCGGCCGTTTGTTGGTTGCCAACAAAGAAGCGCGTCTCGCCTCGCTGAAAACGGTCAATT